AAATGCCTGACAGATTTATTTTTCGGTTGTAACACCCCCGGTTACATCTTCGCACCTCTCTAACACATCTCTCCATTTTTGTCAAGCAAAAAACACCCAAAATATATTACAATCACGTCACACAATCGTATAACAAATTAAATATAATTTGTCAACTTTTTCCTTGCATTTATTTCCCAATATGCTATAATAGATTTATCGAGTTAAGGCGAAAGCACAACGCGATAGAACAACATCACACAAGCTCATATAAGAGCCGTCACAACATTTTATTAACTGACCTAACAATGTATCACAAATCATTTTAAAACGCACAGGAGAACAGACAGATGAACTTCAGTAACAAAATTCTAGCCGAACTAGCAAACCAAGAAAAAGAACTTTCAATACGCGACTTAATGCTACATTACAATAATAGTGAACTTTACACAATAAGACTAATGGTTCAATATGACGAAGATAACACCTTGTCAATAGAAACATGTGTTTTGCGTAACGGTTTAATTGAACATATATTCACTACCTATTTAACTTTACTTGAATGGGTGCAAATGCAAGAAGGAGCGTTATAACATGACACAATTTAAACAAGTCAAAAACTTTGAAGAACGCCAAGAAGTTATTAACAATGATGTAAGAAAAACCATTAACAACCAAGCTACAAAGCTAGAAGAAATGGACTCTAACTTAATAGACCAAAGAAAACATCTTCTTAAACTTCAAGAAGCTGTTATCGCCTTGCAAAAGAAAAACCCTTCTTTTACTTTTCCCGCTTATCAACCGGGAAACCCTATTATCGAAATCGACAAGGAATTACCTTCAATCACTCCTTTAAACGAATACACAACTGAAGAACTTGACAACAACTTCAAGAATGTGAACGATAATTTTAAACTCATGGACGAATGGCAAACAAAAGCCGAAGAACGCTTTAACCTCATGCACGCCGAACTGGCAAAACGTCCCTTAGATTCTGATATTCGAAACCTTGAAGCAAAAATCGAAACTAACAAAATGTTAGCTGATGAACAGGCTTTAAGCACTAACAGAATAGTAGCCCAACAACAAAAGCAACTATTCAACCTCGCAAAAGATATTAGTTTTTACCGCACTCTATTCTATATCATGGCTATCTTATCATTTATTGAAATTATTTTAAGAGTCTTGACAATTCTTTAAGAAAGGGTTACAATATGATTATAGTTACAATAGTCATGAGTTTATCACTCGCTTTAAACGTTGTTCTTATACAACATTACACAAAATAGAAAGACAGGACAATGAGTCATGAAACACAAATCGCACTACCTTATAGAATACGGGCGCCTTCCTAATAAGGGTACCGTTAAACGAAAAGAACTTACTATCACTTTACAACTCACAGACGAAGATAATACCACCTTGGGTATGAGGATAAGTCTTTCATTTTCCAAGAAGGAAAATCTTGACACCTTCTTATTCGTCTTAAACAAGGCAAAGAAATCCTTTATCTCTCTAACCCTCAAAGAAATATACTTCATCTATCACATGAATGAAACGGACCTACAAAGGTTATGACAATATATTATCCAAACCCGTTTGCACAATGGGAGATAATCGCAATGCTTTGCGTCACTGCTTTTGAATTTATAAGCGGTATCGCAAAAGCCCAAAAACTTAATCAATACGACTCTAACACAAACATGCAAGGCGCTAAAAAACACGTAACCTACGCCGTAGGAGCCTGTTCAATGATTTATTTCGCCCTCATGTTCAACGCTGAATTTGTAGCTATCCCGATTTTTTTCGCTTTTGCTTATCCTCTATGTGTAAGTACCATTGCGAATTGGGCGTTATATGGTGTACAGTTCCCCTCTATTGTTACAAACTTTATATCAAATGAGATGAACAACAAAGTAAACCGCTACAAACCAACAGAACCAAAAGAAAAGGAACAAAATGAAATTCAATCTTAATGACTTACAAGATACTAAGGCGCTAGACCTTGATATCGAAATCAATCCAAACGACATTGTACTAGACGGAGCACCATTCGCGGTCACAGACAACGAAAAGCAAGCCTTCCTGGTAAACGTTAACCGACTAGCGGAAACTGTCCGTAAAGACGAAGCCGAAGGCATTTCCAAGACAGCCGTAAGCAAGAAAATGACTGTGTCACTTCTTCTCCTTCTTGTCGGCGTCCCTGTTAAAATGAGTAAAGGCGACTTGATGAATGAATATTCGCGTATCATTGATGAAATTACTCAAATCAACCTCAAGAAACAAATCGAAGGGGGCGAATAATGGACGAAGCACAAGTAAGACAAATCATAGTCGAAGAACTCGCGAAGGTTGTAACCCAAACTGAGGAAGCTCAAGTCTTAGCGAATGACCTCGCAACCCGCGTTGCACGTATCGAAAGCACTAAAACGCAAGATGACGAAAAGGCAAAGGTTGCTGAGAAAGAACAGGAACATAAAGACAATGTCGAAAAGACTAATCAAGAATTAGAAGGGTACATGAACTAATGGACGAAAGAAACGTAACAGACGTAACCAACACTTGGGGAACACAACCCAAGGCAGACAGCAACATGATTTCAAGTTATGGAAATGATAAGTTTCTCCGCGGTAAAGAAATGGCGGGGAGTATGGAACAATTTTCAGACAGCGCAGACAGCGTAACAACAGCATCACGTCAAGGAGGGCGTAATTAATGACAGACACTAAAAAACCTTATAACACAGCATTCCGCGAAGCAGCCGCTGAAGCTATCGTTGCATGGAACGAAACTTATCCAGAAAACGCTATTGCGGTAGGACAAAACTTTTCCGGATTATCTGAAAAAATGCACGGTACTTTCATGTTTGAGTATCTCTTGCCAAAAGTAGGACGCACAGACCTCTTCCAAGTTAAAATTCAAGACCGTTTTATTCGTTATACTAAAATGTTGCTTAACATGGCGCAATTTAACGAAGAATACACAATGACCGACATTGTCCCTACTATGCTACGTAGTGACGCGAACGTTATGACAAACTTCACTGTTAACTTCCCTAAAATGCGTACAAAATTCTACAATGAAGGGCAGGTCTACCAACACCGTTATTCTATCAACCCTAAAGACCGTTTGAAGTGGTCGTCTGTCGGCGATATGCTCCGCGAACAACAAGCCATTCACGATAACGTTATTTCAAGTTTTAACATGTATAACGAAGACGCGAAAAAAGCGACGCTTATTGATTACGCCCTTCGCACAATCAAAGACCGCACTAAGGTAAACAACGCCGAAGAGTTGGTTCAAGCCATGCTCTTAAAATATCTCAATTTACAATCAAAATCACATAAACACAATGAAACCGACTTAGCTGCAGGAGATGAATACACACGCAAAACAACCGTTTCAAACGGCGAAGACTTGTTGTTCATCACGACTGACCAAATTAAACTCTATATCCTCAATTCAATTATTGCGAATACTTTCCAAATCGCAGGGATCGACATTACTTCGCAAATTTCTTCTTTCGAAGACTTGGGCGGTAACTATGAGTTAACCGAAGCTGTAACAATCACAGACGCTGAAACCAAGAAAGCTTTTGCGGGTATGGGCTTCATCTTCGACCGTGAAAACTTCACTTTCCCGGCGAAATCTAAATTCAACTGGGACGTTACAGGTCTTACCGAATTTGTCGGCAAAACAAAAGAAATTAAACCGAAATCAGAGTTCTGGTGCGCGATTTATGACGTTAACGCCCTACGCTTTGAAATGAACCGCGAAAACGGTATTCGAATTCAAGACGACAGCGTGAACGGTTGGTCTGGTATCATTAACATTACTGTTTCAATGATGACTAACAACAACATCTCACCATTCCCTAACAAATGCGTAATTTATTCAGATGACGCAGACGTTGCCGGAAATCTCTATCACTTGTATGAACAAGCAAACGCGAAACAAGAACAAATGTTCCGTGATAACTTGACTTCTAAACCCCGTCTTACAATGCAAGAATTTATGGTAACTCTATGAATTTGAAAGAATTTAATAATATAGAGGAGCTATCTTTGGATAGCTTTTCTATTCAAGATATTTTTGACGCAGTCCCAAACGACATGCAAAAAATAATCAAGGCTTATTTCAACACAGAATTCACGGACGTGTTAGAAAACAAAATGGCGCAACGGGTTTGGCAAAACTTCCCCGCCACTTTCAACCGTTCCCGTGCTGAGTATGGACTAAGCTATGATTATTATATCGTTCTCGCAAGGGACAAATTCGGTCACGACCGTGTCGCGGGTTATATTCCTAACAAGGCGGTAGTTGCAAGTGACCCAAGAAACCTTTTCACAGCGACTACACAGGGCGCTACAAAAGCCGACATCACGTTCTTTAATTCCGCCGGGTGGAAGTATCCCGATTACATGAAGGAGCTGTCAGAACACACGCCAAGCCACCCTAACGGCTTTGTGGTGTTACGTAATAAGTTAGTCGACCTCACAAGCGACCAACAAAAATTGAGGGTACTCCTTGCACATTGGATAAAAATTCAAAGTGCGCTACTTCTTACGATTGAAGCGTCTAAGCTCCTCATTCTCTTTAAGAGTGACCCGAACAACGACACGATAAAAAACGCCGTCGCCGAAATGTGGAACAATTCTCTTATCTTGGAAGTGGGTCAATCGTTTGACTTTGAGGACTCTATGCAAGTGTTAGACACTAAGGTACACGACCGTATTAAAACCCTTGAAGACGCGTCACGTGACCAACTGAACAACATACACGCCCGTTTTGGTCTTTCGTCAAAATCAACGGAAAAAGACTCCGGGGTTTCCGAAGTCGAACTTCAAAAGAATGATGACGCGAACGACAGTCGGGAGCGTGTTTACTTAGGAGCTATAAATGACGCGTTGGCTCTTTATAACTCAAATTACGGAACGGATTATAATGTGACACTATGATAAAAAGATTTCAAAAAGATTACTATCCTACTTTGTCCGACTTATTAGAAAGTGAGTACTATTCAAAGTACTGTAATGACTACCCGGAAATATTTTCGAAGGGTCACTTTCAATTGTACCAAGAAGACGCCCCTTCTTTTGAGTCGGCTATCTATGAGATGAACGAAACAATGGTTAAGGTCTGTATGGATATTATCTTCGGGGGTTATATCTTTTCTGAGGACCCCACAACAAACCGCGAACTTTTGGTTCGGTTCATTACTCAATATCGTTTTTATCGAATCGGGAAGCCAAACGCCCCTCAATTCCGCCATAATATCGTTAAAGTGCATATGACGACCCGTAAAACTCTTGAATACGCTTTTATGCAATATCAAGATTTACTCACAGACGGGAACACGTCAAAAGCACACAGCGAAGGACGGGGGGACGCTCGCAGTGCTTCAACACGAATGGCACAGGACAACGTTAACCTTGATATCGAAAAAACCACCCTTCAAACGCCCGAAATTAACGCCCTTGGAATTAACAAGAACGTAAGCGACAGCACAGGGGAGAACAATAAAGCTAATATCGATAATTTAATGAAATATGAACAAATGGTTGACCGGCTGTTCAATCGATACGAAAAAGCCTTCTTAGGCACGATAGGGGGACTATGAGTCACGATTTCAATATTCACGACCTAAACAGCGCACACCGACACATGGAAGAAGGGTACGTTTGGCATAATGACCCGGTTAGGTCACGTTACTACAATACACCGATAGAGTCACACGCAAGAGAGGTTGGTTTTTGGCGCCGTTGGTTCAAAACTTACGGGAAAGTAGTCAATCACTTGATTGACGAAGACGTTACAATGACGTTAACGCCGTCTATCCAACCCACAAAAACGGGCGAATGGTGGCACAAAGCGACAGAAGATAAATGCGACTGTTTAGAATGCTTGATAGGAGATGACGTTATAGATTTTAAGAATGACGTTCGAATTTCAACAGCTACAACAACCGTAACGTATCATAAAAAGACTTATACTATTAAGAATGGGTCTGTGATAAAAGCTTTCTTGGATAACTTGACAGACACGAAAAACGGGGTTTGGACTGCTGACTATTCCGAAGTTATCAAGGATATTTGGGACACTATCGAAGTTATCGAAGGTCAAATCACTGATATTTATAATAAGATTGAGAAAATCGAAGGCGATATCACAGATATATATAATCAAATTACAAATATCACTAATCAAATCAACAAGTTTAAAGGCGGGACCGTTACAGTCCTTAAGAACCATTGGGACGGAAAAGTCACAGACGGGGGAACGATCCCTACAACTTTAACAAACGGTTCTTATCAAATCTTTATTGAGTCCCCAACAGCGGGGAGTTTATCCCTTCGTTTGCCTTGGGCACAATCGTCTGATATCAACCAAGTACAAAGTTCCTTTTCTTTGCCTTTATCAAATCAAGCGAACGGCGACTTTGGTTTTATCAAGTGTACCATTAACGCCGGAACCGGTGGAGTCAACCCGAAAATTCTTTTTGCTGAAACACGTTTCTCAAAAGCAAGCGGGACAACAACTGTTAAAAACGGCAATACCGATTGGTACATCCTAATCATAAAGAAAGAGGAGCAAGTAAAAATTGGGTAAAGTAATAAATTTTACAGAACCACGTGTCGGCACCCGTGTCGGGTTTGGACAGTGCGGGTCTTTAACAAGTGCTTATTTCGAAAGTTTGACCGGGTTTAATTTTGCGGACGCTGTAAGTAATCCGGCGCCAATCTTGCCAACAGCACCGCAAAACGGTTATTTCGCAACCGCTTGGGACGTGTACACGCAACTTGACTGGGAAAAAGTCGGGTGGGAGTATATCAACAACCCAAGGGCGGACCAACTAAGAGGAGATGAAATCTTCTTTGTACCGCCTAAACCGGGTCTACCGACAGGTCACACAGGACTAATAGCAAGCATGAACGGCGGACAGCCTACAACATACGAACAGAATTACAACGGCGCCTTGTACGTCCAAAAATTAAGTTCGTGGAACTCATGGAACGAATACGGGTTCGGGGGTATCGTTCGCCCTAAAACACAGCCGAAACCACCAACACCAACACCAACAGCAAAGGAAAAATATATGCTAGTAATTAAAACAGACAAAAACAACTACGTACTTACCGCAGACGGCTATTATACATGGTTAGCTTCAGACGCAGACCTCAAAGCATTTTCTAAGGTCTTACCTGTTGTTACTATGAAAGATAATGCAATGCGTGCAATGTTTATCAATATCAAAGACAAACGAAAATAAAGGGGAACCCATGGCAGATTTTACACATAACCAAAAAGCTATTACTTTTGACCAAACAAAAACAGTAATCGAACGCCCCGGCACTATGCGGGTACTTGTCGATAAAGTCGGTATCGTGCTAGGCGATAGCAAGTATAAAGAACTTGCCTTAAAAAACTACGTGGACAGCGCAGACGCTAAAATCGTAGCAGACCAAAAAATCGTGAATGACGCACAGGCGGAAACAAACGAAGATTTTGAAGCACGACTTAAAGCACTTGAAACAGCAAGCGCAGACCACGAAACGCGTATCAAAGCGCTAGAAACTCCGGAGGGGTAAAATATGACAGACTTTTCAAGAAAACAAGGTCTTGAAGTAGAAGAAGGGGCGAAAGCTCCTTTTCTTCGACAAGGAAACTTTCAATATGACGGACAGGAAGTCGCAATTAAGTTAAAAGACGACAAAATGCATATACTTGCACGCAAGGAATACGTTGAAAAAGCTATTTCAGAAATCGAACTTGTGCCGGGACCCCAAGGACCTAAGGGCGACAAAGGGGACAAAGGCGATACAGGACCCCGCGGGCTTCAAGGAGATAAAGGGGATAAAGGCGACCAAGGAGAGCAAGGATCCGAAGGAAAACAAGGACCTCAAGGACCAATAGGCGAACGCGGACCCCAAGGACCTAAGGGCGATAAAGGCGACAAAGGCGACAAGGGGGACACCGGACCGCAAGGCGCTTCTATTAATATCAAGGGGTCGGTTGATACTGTCGAAGAGCTACCCGAAACAGGTCAAGAAAATGACGCTTGGTTGGTAGCGGGCGACCTGTACGTTTGGAACGGTACAAAATGGGTCAATGTGGGACATTTGGAAGGACCCGAAGGACCCGAAGGACCCCAAGGACCTAAGGGAGATACAGGACCCGAAGGACCTCAAGGACCAACAGGACCCCAAGGGGTGCAAGGAGAACAGGGACCCCAAGGACCAAAAGGGGACCCGGGCGAAAGTGCGGATACTTCTAAATTTGTAACTATTGAAACCGACCAAGAAATAAAAGGTTCTAAGCAGTGGGGCGAAATCATAACCACGGGTAAAGGGGACGAAGGTCAAACAACTATTTTAGGTAGTGACGGTTCAATAAGACAAACGCAAAAAATAGCGGGGTCTAATACTTACACAGAAATAGAAGTATCTTATGGACGCGTGAAAGTATCTTCTTTTTCAAGTGACGGAACACCCCTAAGGAACTCATTATACACAGCCGAAGGCGTGAAGCGTGATATAGACCAAGGAGAAACAGCGCTTATTATCAACAGTGAATGGGCTGTCGGGGAAAATCATTGTTATATCACTAATTCGACATTAGTTGTATCAATAATAGGTGCCCGCCCTAAGGTAGAAACAACAGGCGCAAGCGGAATATATAAACTGATAGCAACTTTGCCTAATGGCTTTAAAGAATTACTTCCTCATAATTGGGAGTTTGAATTTACAAACTACGGCGGTGGGGCGGTTACTTATCCCGGGCGTCTTGATAAATCAACCGGTCGAATACAGTTATACGCAATACCAACAGACTCGAAAATCGGTCCTAATCATAGGTTTAATATGAGTATAGCTATACCATTATTAAAGTAATATGATATAATAGAGCTACCCGGAAGGGTAGTTTTTTAGTAGAAAGGAAAACTATGACAGTAGATTTAAATGGCGTAATGCACGCGTCTATCAGTGAAACATTTTCACTAAGTAACGACCAAATCGCCCAATTTGTACATGATGACCCGCGAAGCAACCGTTTTGGGTTGTGGTGCGGTAACGACTTAGGTAAAATAAAACAAGTACTTGATACCGTGGGGGGTAAAGGAATTAGTCCCGCGTGGTTTGCGTCTTGGGAAATTAATGAGGGGTTAGGATATACCAATGGGGGTATTGACTCATGGTTGAACCATTACGACAACCCGCAAGGGGATTGGCTTCAAGACGCGGGGGCGGTTGCTGATTGGATAACAGCGACTTCACAAGTTAAGGGGGGCCTTGCTTGGATAGACGCCGGAAACCCTGTCGACTTTGTACCCGCAGACGTGAAAGCAAAAGGCGAAGCAGACTTCGCTTCAATGAGTTTGGGGACTATTGGGGTTGTGTACTTACAAGGGACCGCCGCGGCGACTTGGGCGTATTACTACCCGAACGGACTACTCGCCGAATATAACCAAGTACAGAACTACGGGGACCCCTTCGCGGGCGTTGTGGACACTATAAACGCTATGGGCGGTTCTATCGGCGGTACACCGTCAAAGCCAAAACCCCCAACCCAAAACCCCAACAAAAAACCACCGTCCAATGGGGGAAAACCAACCAAACCCAAGGACCCCGAAATCACCCTAAAAAATGGACGCCTTCAAGTGGTTGGGCGTACTTTGCAAGTAATGGAACAATCTCCCCGTTTTATCCAATCGGGTCCGGGAGAATACCTTATCACGGGCGGAACTTCTAAACAGCTAGAAACACCCGGGAAACCTTCAACAGGCGATAAGGGACACGCGAACAACAACAAACCAAGTAAACCGAAACCCCCTTCAACATCTTTAAAGCCTGTGTCAGATATCGCGGGTCTGTTGGGTCAGACGGTTGGGTCCGGTCAGTGCTACGCCCTCGCTGACTGGTGGGCGCAACACAACGGAACCCCGGCACTGATAGCCGAAAACGGTACGAATAACACTTCAATGCAAGCCTACCCCGAACAACCCCTTGCGTGGGCGGCGGCGAACATAGGCGGGGATTTTGATTGGAATGCTTGGGGGTGGGACGTAATGTTTAACACCTCATGGGAAAACGCAAGACCCGGCGATATTGCTTGTATGGGTGTAGGGACATACGCACAGACGGCACGCATTGGGCACGTGGTAGTTATTAAAGACGTGTCTAATGGGAATATAGGTTTTTACGAACAGAACGGCGCCTACGGTCAAATAGTAGCCGAAACGGGGAACCCCGCTTATCCTTATCTTATAGGAATGACTTCAACCTATAATTATTGGGATTGTGAATTTAAAACACTAATTAGAAAAAGGTAGAAAAATGAAAGTTTGGAAATGTTTAGAATGTGGTGCCCGTTGGTTCGGGACCTATAAACAACACTGTCACGGGTGTGATAGTTTTAATGTAAAGAAAGAAGGTTAGATATGGCGGACCATTACGAAGGGCAAACAGGTTGGCACAGTGATTTTACGCCAACACCCACGCAAGCAATAGAAAACTTATTCAACTCTTTCAAGTATGAAAGTGTAAGACCGTTTAATCGCTCCATGGACGAAGGAAAAGCCGACTTCATGACGTTGATAGCATTCGTGTGTGAACAACAGGTAGTTCCCGTTCTTGATACGGAATTGTTTTCTTGGGGCTTCATTGACCTTATGGAAGATATCGGCGCAGATGTTTCTATTATTCCAAGGGATCAATACGAAGAAGTTGCTTATGATTTTATAATCACAGGACCGGACGAAGATTTTAAGACGGTTGATAACTTCAAATATAATGGCGGGTATGTTGACGAAACCGGGACTTATTGTCAGTTTGGTTATGACGGCATGACCCACGAACTACCGACAGACGGTTATATCTGTGCGATAAGATATTAAAAAAGCACCCTTTCGGGTGTTTTTCTTATTTAATCATATAATTTTCCTCAACCATTTGTTTGTTAGGTTCCAAACTGTCCCCCGGCTTCCAGTGCCAAAACGTAACGCCGGTTTCTAAAAGTTGTCGCATGTAAACCATCATATCATGGGGAACGTCCGGAATAGTCCAGTTACCTTTGATTTGAAGGTAGTTACAAATCGACATGGTGTCAAGGGGTGCAGGGGTTCCTCGCATTCCGTATTTATAGCCGAATTGTCCGTGATACTGTTTAGCAAGGTTTATTTCCGTGCTGTTGACCCGCTCATACTTACAGACCAACCCGAAGAACTCATTCGCGACCGGGAGGGCGTTTGTGGTGTTCATGTCTGATATGGTTTGACCAAGCATTTTTTTCTCGGGGTTCATAGCAAGTTGGAATTGTGTTATCGCGTCACTTATTTTATCCGCTACGGCGCTATGTGCGACCTTTGAAACTGCTCCGGTAGCTTTCGCAAGGAGTCCACCGCCGAAGCCGTTATCTTTTGCAACCTGTGCGCCCGCTTCGCCTAATGACACGACTTTATTAAATCGCGAACTTGCGTTTTGGTTTGCTATTGCAAGCGTCCTTTGGTCTATCGCGATAGGCATTGACAAGAAGTTATTAAAGGAGATAGAGTTTTCTAGGAAGGTCCCGGCGTAAACACCATTAACGGCGTTCTCTCCGTTTGAGTTATACCCAACCGGGAAAACCCTCATTTCGTTATAATACCCGTAGGAAGTCACAGCCTTGAAGTCGACCTTTTTCAACCAATCCCCCGCGTCTGTATCGGGTTGTAAAAGCTCCGGTTTTAAGTCAATAGCAGACCCGGCGTTATTCGTTACGTGCATACCGCAATAAGGTTCACGCATGAGGACAAGGTCTTCAAGACGTTTCAAGCCCCAAATATTGCCTAATTCGTCCGCCGAATGTGCAAGACCTTGCAAGTCCACGACAAGGGGTTTAATACCGTTGTGAGGTTGGTAAAGTATTCCTTTATAATCAACCGATTTCCCGTTAACCTTGCCGAAGTCCTTATCTATGTTTATCAGACGTTGGGGGACTATGATAGCATTATTAATTTGGTTCATTATCCACGGATAGGGACTCATTAACTCCGTAAATTTTTGCCAATCTGAATAGCGTACGACATAGTTATTCAAAGGGCTTGCCATATTGTTCACAACGTTACCCTTAGAGTAAGAGAAGGTAGGGGCTTGCACCTTGCCGAAGTCCTGTCCAAGGTCCGCCGAACAATGGAAAATCACAAAGTCAAGTGAAAAGAAGTTCGCGTCTTGGTGGACGTAGTCGAGTGTTTTCACAGTCAATACATCATCATTACGGCGCAGATAGTCAAGGTTTGCCTTGAATTGTGTTTTATTGAAATGTTGTCTTAGGATATTAACATATCGGGCGTTATCTGTAATACGGTTGCCTGTTCCCCACGTTGTTAACACGTCCGGTATGAAATTGACATATACATTATTCTGTGTAATGTAATCGTAATCCCCTGTATAACAGTAATACTCTTGTGTTGTTCCGGCTTTTTGGTCTTTAACTGTAACAATCGCGTAATTATATCGGGTTATTTTTTCAAAGTCTTGAATTTTTAAAGACATTTGCCATGTATCACGAATAAAGTTAACATTTTCGATATCAACCGGGGCGAATTGTTTCGCTAAGTTATCAAAATATTGTTTCCTTTCGGTTGTGTTTTTAAAGTGTATCACTTCATTGATTTTTTGGTAGAATGGCGCCCGGAAAAATCGGACGTCCGCTGTTTTTGGTATCATCTTAAGTACGCCTCCTTGAATTTGTTTTCGATAAGCAACGTTAAACTTTCCATTTCCGCAAGTTTTTGGCGGTCTGTGTCGGATAGTGTTGCGTGTTCTCCGCTGTAATCTATAACTTTCATGAAGTTGACGTCTGTTAGATTAAGCGTATTGATTATTGTGTTTTTAGAGTAACTATCCATGAACCAGTACACCCCATTTATAAAATAATTTTTATATTTCGGTTTTCTGAAAGTATCGGGCATATAAGCGCAATTATCGTCTATATCCGCTAAATTAACACAAAGGGCGGGGTCTTTTGCGTATGCTTTGACCTGTAAGAAAATACGCCCGTCTTGCTGATAGACATAGATATAGTTCATATCGTCAACCTTGACAATAGTATGACTATAATTTTCATGGAAGGTTGGTCTTGCAATGTGCCAATTATTAAACTGGAATTCGCCGGAATTTGACCCGGAACGGTCACGGAATATTTGTTTTGCCTTCATCTTATTGACTTCAATATTCTTACGTATTTCAAGCATGATATTGACATTAAAGACATTGTCCACGTCCTCAATCTCCATATTATAGACCTTAGACGTGTTTAACTCATGCTCGGCTAGTACCTTGTAAAGGTCCCATTCCGCAAAGAAGGGGCTATCGAAGTTTAGGGGGTTACCCGTGAAAAGCGCCTTGACAGGATAGGGGCTATTAAAGTCCTTATCCATTGTGTCAAAAAGCGTTTGATATCTTAGGACTTCGTCCGGGCGATAGCTGTTTGAAAATCTAATAAATTCATCAAACCAAAACAAACGAAACTGACTCATGAATTCTTTATTGTGTTTCAATTCCATGGCGTCATCAAGGTTACAAAGCGCCATAATAGTATGACCTTTATAAGTGAGTTCGGTCGCAAACTTACGCTTTCTGATTAAAATCTCTTGGGGGTTGTAATCGGTGTATATTCCGACAGTTTCGATAATATCGTCTGTCATACCCCGTTGAACATAGTCGGTAGGTAGAATGATAATCGTTTTGTAGCCACATTCAACACCCAATTCAAACAGACCCGCTCCGGCTCCGGTTGTCTTACCGTCTGACCTTGACGTGATACTCATAGACACGTCAATATCGTCTTGATATAAGAAGGTTAACATGTCTAACTGGTTAAACTGTTCGGGAATTCGTGCGATACGTTTATCAAGTACTTTCTTAATTTTTCGATACTTGGGGTCTATACCCCTGTCTTTTTTCATAACGTCCCATAAACTCATAACACGCGTTTACCCGTAGCACGCAAAGCGCCCCTTTCTTTTGAAGTGCGTCCGCCGGCGTTCTCATAGCTCACAAAGCCCCTGATAATAGCTTCACGGACAAAAGCTCCGGAAGACTCTTTGAAGCGTATTCCGGACCTGTCTGACTCATTCACAGCCTTGATAAAATTATAAATTTTAGCGCCCGACATATTGCCGTGTTGTACGATACTTTGAAAAGTTGTTCTTGCGCTCTCTCCGGCGTCTGTGAGGACGTTAGACCTCATGAAGTCGTCTATGTATGACCCGTGATTAATACCCGACAGCGGGTTCACAGTACCCAAGACGGCTTTTCTAAACTTGCCGTTTTTAGCAAGCATGGAACGCACGTCCGTGTAATTAAGTGTTAAATTGTCTAAGTCTATAACGTTGCTGTCGCCGTATAGTTCGTAGAGTTCTTCTAATTCATCATTAGTTGGGCGGTAGCCCTGTACAAAACTAAGCATGTTTTTTCTCTCTTTCTTCGATAGCTTTCGTTCTGAAATAGAACTTCACTTCATCTATGTGTCGCATATATTGCCTAATATCATAGCGTTTTGAAGCGTCTATTTCGCTTTGTGGGTCCCTTAAAAGTTCACTAGCGCTATAAGCGCCGTATATCCCTTCGTAATATAACATATCGTCCGAATTATCACGTTCTTTTGCGACTTGTTTCGCGTTGTGATACTCTAATTTTGCCATAAATTCGGTTACGGCGTCAATCTTATCGGGGTATTTTGTCGCGGGGCTTAAACGGGTTTCGCTTTCATAAATAGCCATTGTTAATTCTTTTGTGAGTATTGACTTTGTTGTTTTGAAGGTTGATCCCGTGGAAAGATATTCTTTTGTTATTTCTTCGAATGTTTTCCCGCTGTTAACAATTGCGTCTTGTGCGTCATAAGATACCCCGCCCGCGTGTATGATAAGTTCTCCGGTGTTCTTATCTCTTATCATATATTTCTTATGGTTGTTTATCCACATATCGGATATTTCGTGTTCTAAATCCCAACCACCGAGCGCCCAAGAGTCAAAGAAGTGCTTTACTTTTGGAAGGGCGCCACGTCTAAGATATAGACTATCTGTATCACAGTATAAGAAGTATTTGTCTATTTCCTTATCGGTTAAACACTTCAAAGGCTCAATCAAACGATAGAAAGCCCAAGAAGTGACAGTCAACCCGAAAATATTGTTTCGTTCTGACATTTTAACGCCGTTGTGTTCGATATGGTATTCCTGGTAGCGGTCCTTATACGCTAGGGGGTAATAAGCACGTAAGACGGTATAGCCATAAATAGAGTTGTTGAGTAGTTTAGCAATCCGGACTTGGTTCGCTGTGTACATTATTTTAGGGGGTTTGTTCTCTATCACATAAGTGAAGGGGTCCGAATAAGTGATTGTCTTATTCGGGTCTTTTTGTGAAATTTTGGCTTGTGATTTTACCTTGAAATTATCAAAGAGAAATTCTCTTGCGTCAAAACGTTCGGTTTCATAGGCGTGAATACGCACTATGTGGAGAATGTGTTGGGGCGAAAAGTGTTTCAAATCGATACTTGTTAGATTGATAAAAGGCGAAGGACTAGCAAGGTCCCCGAACCGTTTGATATAGAATTGACGTAGCTTTTTAGATTTTACTTTTGAAAGTAGTTTAGCAAATTCGGGGCGCTCAATTCTAACAAGATAGAAGTAACGTTCATCTGTCAAATTTGAAATCTTGATTTTAACGTTTTCGTCTGTCTTTATTAGATAAGTCGGAAATTTCTCCTTATACATTTGTGTGGGATAGTGTTGGTTTGAGTCCATGGAGAACGCGTCTTTTATGTGCGTTTCTATCAATTCATCATTATAAGCATTAAAGCCCCCATGATAGAATGACTGTGTGAACTGTCTGAGGGTTTCCTCACGACTGATAAGCACGTCCGCGGGCTTTATATCGTCAAAGTCTTTTGGCGTGTCGTGTGCAAGCTGGAAGGCGCTTAATTCGCTGTACTGCGTGAAGTGTTCCCCAATGTTAGTTGATAATGAAAACTTATTAAAATCAAAATCGGGGTATAACACGTTGTAATACATATAAGCGAATATCATTAGAATGACGTCATTTAAGATGTATTCGATATGCTTGTCTGTCACATAATCACGCCAAATTTTATTGATACGTGCATTTACTTTCTTTTCTGATAGGTACAAAGAAGTATCGAATTGCGTATAATCCATTTCAGTTTTTAGGACTTTCTTCGGTATTAAGTTTTGTTTGTTTAGAGTTTTACCTATTTCACGCAAACTACTTTGAAATTTTGGAAGAGTGTCAACCGTTTCGAAATCATAGCCCGAAAGCCGACCGGATAGGGTCAGCTTACTTTTGCTTTTTACCCTACTTTCGTGTATCTCATAGGGCGTTGTTTTGGCTATATCTTTTTGTTTCTTCGCCTTCATTGCCTTGACTTGGGCTTTCATTATGAACTTATTAAATGAAGGTTTGTTCGTGTACTCTGTTAGTTCTGATAAAAAGAAGTGTGCGTCATATCCCTGTCCATTATGAAACAGGAACTCCAGACGGGGCTTTTTAGACATTTTAGAGCGTTGTTCGATAGATTGGTCCAAAAAGGAGAAGAAGTCCTTAAACGTCTTGTAAATGGCTAGAATGGCGGTGCCGTTTTCGTCTAGTAACCCTATACACAAAGACCACGTATGAACAGAAAAATCTGTTTTATGCTTTATAGCGTTTAAAGTGTTACTTTTAAAGGTTTCAATATCACAAAAAAGCGGAGTTTTAGACCCCGCCTTTTTAGTTATTCGAGCGAAAGTCTTTTCAAACAAGGTATTAGAATATTTAATCGTTAAATTCCTTGTGTTTATAGTATGGACTTTCATAGTTTAGCTTTCTAATTTTTAACCTTCGATAGCTAGGACAGACCCGCTTTCAATGGCTTGGTTAGTGTTCATTCCGAAGATTTCTTCTTTCACTTCAATGAATGTTGAGTCATCACGGAAACGAAGACCTTTGACGCGAAGAATTGTTTTCTTAGTGCCTTTTTTGTCGATTGTAACTTCAGGCATTGTCAAGCCGATTTCAAAATTAAGAAGTTCGGCGTTTGGTTTGTTGTTATCCCAAACGTCATGATACAAGTTTTCTTTTCCGTCTTCGGTTGGTTCCGCGACATAGATTGAAGGACTGAATTTGATAACAACAGCGTCGTATTTTTCGCCTGTTGGGTTACCTTCTTCGTCTTCTTTGTCGATTTCTACTGTATTTTTATGCTTGTGTACAAGCTTTTGCATAGCTTCGGGCATTGAGTCAATAGGGATAATCAAACGTTTTGATTTGTTATCCGCTTCGACGATTTCGCCTGTTGCTTCATCAATTCCGGGTTTATAATTGATAGTTTTTGCGCTTTCGATATCGAAGTTTGTAATCATACCAGTGTTTTTTGTTTTAGTTGTACGTGTAAAAGCCATTTTATTTAGTTTCCTTTTTCTTTTGAGTATAGACCTTATAAACTAAGGTCTTAAATTTTAGTGTTGTTGGTTGCACTGATTGTGCGTCTAATTCATCAAACAATAAACGTTTGAGGTCCTTCGCTGTTAGACCTTCTAAAATCGATTGTAAGGCTTTTTCTTCGTCCCCTTGGTATTTAGTCAAAAGGTACTTTGTAAGCTCATAACGAACCGTTACGGTTTCAATAGCATGTTTTATTTTATTGATAGTGATTTTAGATTTGCCTTTATTAATTAAAGCGATAGAGGTTTTTAAGTTATTTTCCCATAAAGCTTGATGTTTGATAGTAGTTCTCATGTGTTCTCCTTGTTTGTCAAGTAATTAGAATTTCGTTAGGTCATTGTATCCATATTAGACAGGTTCCGCCTGTTCGGTGTTGTGTTAACTAAGATATAAAATAATAAAGCGAAAATGTGAATAATTAAGTCAAAGATTTAAGAGCGTTCAAGACTCAAACCTTTTCACTATGTGATATTGTTCTCTAGTCAATAAGTACTTGCCTTGTTTGACTATGATATTATTATATCACTTCTTGGAAATAATGCAAGGGAAAAGTTGACTTTTTATATTAAGTGTGAATTACAATTGTGCGTCATGATTGTAATATATTTTGCGTGCGTTTCGCTTGACAAGATGGTAGAGATGTGGTAGAGAGGTGCGAAGATGTAACCGGGGGTGTTACAACCGAAAAATAAATCTGTCAGGCATTT